GCATGGCCGGCGTGCCGATTGACGCCGACACGGCGCTGAAAATTAGCGTCGTTTACGCCTGCGTGGGGCTGATTAGCGAAACGCTGGCGAGTCTTCCGCTGGTTACGTACCGTTACATCGAAAATGAGATGGGCCGGGAGCGCGCCCGCAATAACCCGCTGTATGAGCTGCTGCACGATCAGCCCAACCAGAATCAGACCGCGTTTGAGTTCAAGCAGATGATGCAGGCCCATGCCCTGCTGCGGGGCGCCGGCATCGCCGAAATTCGGCCCGGCGCAAAGGGGTTTGTCGATCAGCTGATCCCCCTCCACCCCGATTTTGTGACCAAGGAAAAGTTGTCGAACGGCCGGATCCGCTATCGGGTGCGGGATGAGGTGGGCCGCGAGCGGACGCTGAACGGTGAAGACGTGTTTGAGGTGGGCGGTCTGAGCCTGGACGGCTGGACGAATTTGAGCGTGGTCGGTTACGCCCGTGATAGTATGGGCCTGACGTTGAGCGCGGAACGATTCGGCGGTCGGTTTTTCAGAAATGATAGCCGGCCCGGCGGCTTGCTGCGCACCAACGGCCGGTTGAGCAAAGACGCGGCCAAACGGCTGAAAACGAGCTGGGAAGCCGCGCACCGGGCCGGCAATCAGCATCGGGTAGCTGTTCTAGAAGAGGGGCTGGAATGGCAGCAGGTGGGGCTGGCTCCGGAAGAGGCGCAGTTTTTGGAAACCAGGGAGTTTCAGGCGGAAGATGTTTGTCGTTGGTTCCGCGTGCCGCCGCACATGGTGGGCTTGACCAGTAAAGCCACTTCGTGGGGCAGCGGCATCGAACAGATGAGCATCGGTTTTGTAACCTACACCCTGCGGCCATGGTTGACGCGATGGATTCAGGCAGTGCGGCGGGATTTACTTTTAGCGCCGCTGACCTATTTTGTTGATTTTGTGGTTGAGGATCTACTGCGGGGTGATATTACCTCAAGGTACAACGCCTATGCCATCGGGCGGCAGTGGGGTTGGTTGAGCGTCAACGAGATCCGGCGCTATGAAAACCAGAACCCGGTATCCGGCGGCGATACCTATTTACAGCCGCTGAATATGTCGCCGGCGGCGGAGTTATCGACCCTGCCACCTGTGGCGAATTTAGACCATTACCGGCTGCTGGCGGAAGAGAGCGCCGGGCGAATTGTCCGCAAGGAGATTGCGGCGATGACGCGAGCGGCGCAGCGGGCCGAAAGCAAGGCGGATTTTGAACGGGATGTTTACGATTTCTATGGCGATCACAGCCTGTTTGTGGCGCAAGCCATGCAGGTGCATCCGGACGTAGCCCGACGCTATGTGGAGACGAACCGGACGCTGCTGCTGGAGCATGGGATCGGGATTATCAATAACTGGCAATTCGACCGGGTGCAGGCGCTGGCCGATTTGGCGATGGGAGAAAAATCATGAGCGATTTAAAATACACTCGCATTATTCAAGCGGCAGTCGAAACGCCGTGGGCGATTTTGCCGCAGAAATTTTTGGTTATTCGGGATTTGTTGGCGCTGCGGGCCACCGGTGAGCGGTTGACGGATGAGGAGATTGCCGAGCGCGTGGCGGACGGCCGGCGACGGGCCAGCCAGGCGGCGACAGCGGAGTGGGGTCTGGAGGTTTACCAGGCAGGCGCATCTTCGGCGGCGCGGGCATCAAATGGCGTCAAAACGTCCGGGAATGGCGTGGCGGTGCTGCCGCTAGTGGGAACGATTATTCCCAGGGCGGATTTTTTCACCGAGGCCAGCGGGGGGATGTCGGTGCAGCGGTTTACGCAACGCTTTCGGCAGGCGTTGGCCGATCCGGAGGTGGGCAGCATCGTTTTTGATGTGGACAGCCCGGGCGGGCAGGTCTCCGGCGTGGAGGAGCTGAGCCGCGAGATTTTTGAGGCGCGGGGTCAGAAACCTATCGCCGCAGTGGCCAACAGCTTGGCGGCCAGCGCGGCCTACTGGATTGCGACGGCGGCGGATGAGCTGGTGGTTACGCCGTCCGGTGAAGTCGGCTCGATTGGGGTGCTGGCGATGCATGAAGATATGTCGGGTTTTCTGGAGAAACTGGGGGTCAATATCAGCTTGGTGGCGGCCGGGAAGTACAAAACGGAGGGGAATCCGTTTGAGCCGCTGAATGATGAGGCCCGCGCCGCGCTGCAAAGCCGGATCGATGAGTATTACGCCATGTTTACCTCTGCCGTGGCCCGCAACCGGGGCGTTAGCAGCCACGATGTGCGCAATGGGTTTGGCCAAGGCCGGGTGGTGGGAGCCGAGCAAGCGGTGAGCCTGGGCATGGCTGATCGGGTGGCCACGCTGGATGAGACAGTAAATGGTTTATTAAGTGACAGCCGGCCGCGGCGGACTGCCTCCGCCAATCTGGAGTTTCGCCAGCGGCGGTTACGATCAAATATAGGGGGTAGGGGGTAGGTAGTAGGGATTAGGGGGAAAAACCCTTACTACCTAATCCCTACCCCCTACCCTTTTTGCAAATCTGGCTCCGTCGAGACCAGATCAGCTCCGTAGAGCGACGGTATCAAATTATGAGGGATGAATTATGAATTATGAATCCCTAATTTCTACTAGATAGATTGGAGCTAAAAATCATGAATAAGCGGTATCAAAAATTAATTCAGGAACGCGCTGATCTCGTTGCTGAAGCGCGGGCGATTTTCGCGGCGGCGGAGGCGGAGGATAGGGACCTGACCCCTGAAGAAATTGCGCGGGATGATGCGATCAATGCCCGGCTGCAAACGCTGGCCGGTGAGATTGAGCGCGAGGAGCGGCGGCGCGAGAATGAGCGGACGGTGCAGGCCGTGACGACCGCGCCGGCCTACAACAAACTGCCCCGTCATGATAACGAAGTGAGCGCGATGGCTCACTTTGTGCGCACGGGCGATGTGGGCGCGGTTAATCACCTGCTGGAGAAGGACGAACGAGGCGTCAACCGGGTTACTCTGCAGATCCCGACGGCGTTTGAAACCCACAACCGCATCGGCGCGGCGGCGGTTGACAGTACGATGAACATTACGACCGCCGCCGACGGGGCCAACCTGGTGCCAACCGGGTTTGTGCCACGGGTGGCCATGCGAAAAAATGAGATGATGCTGGCCGAAAAGATCGGCTGCCAGCGCATTCCCGGCGTGGGGACCACGGTCAATCACCCGGTGGAAGCGGCGGATCCGGAAGAGTTTGCCACCACGGCCGAGCAGTCGGACGCGCACGATCAGGATTATGAACGAGATGCCGGCAATACCGGTCTGAAGGCGTTTACGCTGGTCAAAAAGACCCGCAAGATTGAGCTGACTGAAGAGCTACTGGAAGACAACGACGTGAATCTGATGGCCTACATCGGCGACCGTATGGGGCGACAGATTGCCGGCACGCACAACGCGATGTTGATCGCCGAAGTGGCCGCCAACGGCACGGCGCTGAAAACGTATGCTTCAGCCACAGCGATTGCCTCCGGCGAGCCGGAGGACATCATTTTTAACGATTCGCTGGCCTACTACCTGGAGGATGACGGCGGCTCGATTGGCTGGATTACCCGGCCCTCCACGTTCGGCAACATCGCCAGCATTACCGGCGATCCGCGCCTGTACGCCCAAACGCCGGGCGGCTCGTTTTCTAAGGAGCTGCTGGGGTATCCGCTCTACTACTCTAACAAGGTCGCGGCGACGGCGGCCAGCGCCAAAGACCTCTTTTTTGGCAACTGGTACCATATGGGCTATCGCGAAGCGCCCAGCCTGCGCTTTATTATGGACCCGTACAGTGTGGACGGCCTGGTCATTTTGAAATACAGCTTCCGAGCGGTGTACGGTGTGCTGCAAGCGGCGGCGCTGGGTTATGGCGCCCACCCGAGCGCCTAATGATCCGGCGGGTGCAGGTGTTCACCCCGGCCTACCGGCTGGAGCCGGAAACGACGGCGGCGGTGCTGGCCCTGAGCTGGCCGGGGCCGCTGACCTGGGTTGTGCAATTTGACAATCCGACGACTGACGGCCGGCTGAATATTCTGCATCAGTATCAAGTAGGACGTCAGCGATTTTTGGCGGGGGATGATGACGCGCTCTTGGTCATCGAGAGCGATATCATTCCCCCGCCGGCGGCGCTGGTGAAGCTGGCGGCGCTCGATTGCGATGTGGCTTATGGGGTCTATCGGTTTCGGGTGAGCGATGTGATCAATATTTTCGAGCGGTATCCGGGCCGGCCCCGCAACGAGGGTGAAAGTTTGAGCCTGTACCCGGGTAAGCTGCGGCGGGCGCTGTCCGCCGGGCGGACGGCGTGCAGCGGCGGCGGGTTGGGCTGTGCGCTGATTAAGCGGCGGGTATTGGAAATGATTGATTTTCGGCTGGAGGCGACAGCCCACTGCGATACCTACTTTAATCGCGATGTGCTGCGAGCCGGCTTCCGCCAGATGGCCGACATGAGCGTGGTTTGCGGCCATAAGCACGTGGATGGGACGATTCTATGGCCCCGTTTATCGAGGTAATTACGCGCTGTTACAAACGTCCGGACCTGCTGGCCGGCAATGTGGCCAGTTTGCGGGCGCAGGTACTGAACGATTTCCGGCAAACGATGCTGGTGGATGATCGGGGCCAGGGGATCGGTTGGGCCAGTGAGAATTTGGGGCGATACGCGCCCCGGTTGGTGGGGCAATATATTTGGTGCCTGGACGATGATGATGTCTGTATTCGGCCCACCTTATTTGCGGAGCTGCGGGCGATTGTCGATGCGCATTATCCGGACGTGATTATGATGCGCATGGATCACGGGCCGCGGGGAGTTTTGCCGGATGCGGGCTACTGGGGGCAGCCGCCTCAACATGGCCATGTGGGGGTAAGCGCTTTTGTGGTGCGGCGGCGGGTCTGGCAAACGCACGCATGGGCCTGGTCGCCGGGCGTATATCACAGTGATTTTAATTTCATCAAAGCGGTGTTTGACAGCGGGCCAAGCGTCTATTGGCACGATGTCATTGCCAGCCGGGTCCAGCAAATTGGGCTGGGGTATCCGGGCAAGGGGTAAGGGGTAGGTAGCAGGGATTAAGGGAAAAACCCTTGCTCCGTATCCCTTACGGGAAAAGGATTACTTTTTTATGCGAGTTAAAGCGAAAAAATCGTTTATTGGTTACGATAGCGGCGGGATAAAATGTCGATTCGCCGCCGGCGATGAGTTTGAGCTACCCGCCGGGGTGGACTGGCTAGATAATGGGTTGGTTGAGGCAGCCCCAGCGGCGGCGGAGCCGGAAGCGACGCCGGTAAAACCGGCCAAACGCAGCCGGAAAAAGAAAATGGTGAACGATGGCGGCTAAAGGATATTGTACCTCGGCCGATGTCGAGGCGTTTTTGGGCATCACGTTTACGGCGGGCCAGACGGCCCAGTGTAATAGTTTGATCGAGCAGGTCGAAATCACCATCGATGGGGAGACCAACCGGGCCTGGTTGACCGGGGCGCAGACGGATGAGGCGGTTTTTTATCCGGGATATGAGGTGTTTTTGCGTTACGCGCCGGTGGCCAGCGTCGAGTCCATCACCGGCCGCGCCGGTTTGGGTAATGATGAGGAGGCCCTGACGGTCGATGAGGATTACGAAGTGCGCGATCTGGACGGTGGTCTGGTCTACGTTGTGAGACCGGGTAATTATGACCGGCTGCTGATCGATTATACCCCGGTGGCTACCGTGCCGGCCGATATAAAAAAAGCCTGCATTGAATGGGTGGCGGTTGGTCTTCAGCCGCAGCTTCAGCCGGGGTCTTTCGGTTTGGACAGCTACTCGTTGCCCGATCTGACCGTGAGATTTTCACGCAGCCACGTGCAGGCGGCCATGCCGCCGGGGGTGCAGCAGGTGATTGATCGTTACCGGTTCCGCGTTCACGCGTAGCGGTTAGCGGTTAGCAGTTAGCTGATAGCCGTTAGCCGATAGCGGATAGCTGATAGCTGATAGCTGATAGCCGTTAGCCGATAGCGGATAGCGGATAGCGGATAGCGGGGAATGATTGATGTTTGGATTCTTTCAGATGGCGGATGTTTATATTCCGAATGGGACGGACGGCGATTTTACGACGCTGGCCCGCAGCGACCTGGTGTGTCGGCTGGTATTTATCCAGCAGGGCGGGACGGATATCGGCGGGGAGCGGGAGGATTTGGGCCAGCGGCGGCGGCTGTTGTGGGTGGAGGTGTATACCATGCCGGAGACGGCGCAGGTTGAGGTGGACGGCGAACGGTTCAATGTGATTGCCGGTACGTTTGGCGCGATTCGCGGCCCCAGCGGGGCGGTGGAT